GGTATATTTACAGTTTTGCTACAACTCGCATCTAACCATTTCCCCCAACCACGTAAATCTATTAAATGTTCTTCTACTGTTAAATTTGATGTTGTAACCGCATAGTCAGCATTTTCGTTCCATTCTCCGGCGTTTTTGAGTATACTAACCCCATAATCTTCACATAAAGTTTCCTTGGTAAGCCCTCTATTTTTATCGATTTTATACACAGTTCCATCAGAATCTACTCCCCTAAGAATAGTATCCGATCCTTCTTTTACAAATTTGAACAATTCGGTTTCGATAAATTCACCCGTCCAATATTTCGGGCATACTTCTCGTATATGTTCTGGTAATACGTTAACGATAGATGTTCTAATATATGAGTGTAAGAATAATGGCTCGATTCCACCAGTTATAATATTTGCTAATATCGAAGTGTTCCCATTAGGTTGGCAGGAAAATAGTGCAGAATTTCTAATTCCGTATTTTTTCATTTTGTTTCTTAACTCTTGGTTTAAGTTAATCTGATCCCAAAAATATGCTTTCGCATGTTTTTCAGGTTCGCAATCTTTAAACATACCCTTTTCTTCTGCTAGATTAATAGATTCTTCAATACCCGCTTCAGTAAAGGCATGCATCAATTCTTCTTTTATTTTTTCCGCCTTTCCTGATGCAAATTTTGTTTTGAGTATATATAAAGAAGACCCCCAACCCATAACTCCCAATCCTATTCTACGACGATTTGTTATAGAATCCATATATTGTGGTAGTGGTGCTGTAGTATATGAATTTACATTATCTAAAAACCGAACGGCGATTTTTACAGATTTTTTAATTTTTTCTATATCAAACCCTGTTTTGGTTTTGTTTATAAATTGTGTTAAATTTATGGTTCCTAAATCACAACTTGAAAATTGTGGCATCGTTTGTTCAGAGCATGCATTAGTGCTAGAAATCCATGATCTTGTTCCTGCATAATTCCAGCAATGTGTTTTGTTTGCAACATCAAGAAATAATACTCCAGGTTCTGCCCTTTTATATGTAGAATTCATCACTAAATCCCATAATCCTTTAACAGAGATTGTTTTATACACATTATATGGATATTGCTTTTCTTTCCATAATTTGAAATTCCCATCCCATTCTTCTTTATATTTTTCAAATGTGGTGTCGGGGAACCACAAGTCCCATTTGTCCATTTTGGTGATTTGGTTCTTTATATCCTCTGTTTGTTCAAGTTCTTCGAGCCTATTAATCTCAATGATCCTGTCCATATATTCATCGCTAAAATTTACGGATAGGTTAAATTTTGTTAATCTTCCTTCAGTTTGTTTTGCTGTAATAAATTCTTCAATAGATGGATGAACACAATCCATTATACCCATTTGTGCGCCTTTTCTTATTTTTTTCTTAGCGTTTTTGTTATTCGCTTCTTCACCAGACCCCGCAGTAATAATTTCAGAACTTTTATCGAACATTTCCATGAATTTTATTGGGCCAGGAGATTCAACTCCAATTCCTTTTATGAATGCTCCTCTTGGTCTAATAAAAGAATAATTGTCGCCATATCCCCCTTCGCTTTTTAATGTTTTTACTTGATACCGAAGTGCTTCCATAATACCGTCTATAGAATCGCAATCGTAAGTAGCATGACCACCAGTAAAACAATTAATAAGTGACGTTCCTTTGAATTCGGTTCCTGCATTTGCTAATATCCTTCCTCCAGGAACAAATTTAAAATCTAGCAACAAATCATAAAATTTATCTTCCCAATATTTTTGTTTTTCTACATCTTCTACAGAAGCTATTGCATTTGCAACTCTTCGGAATGAATCATAAATTGTATTATCTTTATTTGCTTTATACGTATCTGCCCATATTTCACGAGAAAAATCATTCGTGAACACATCTGTTGTTGATTTTGTTGACATATTTAAAATTATTGTTACTGTGATTGCATTTATTTTGCAACCTCTTGTAACAATTAATTATACCTGAAAACAAAAAAATCTCAACATAATATTGAGATTTTTTGTTTTCTATGTTTAAGCTGTTTGATTACGCTTTGAAATTTCCGCCACCAGGTTTTTTATCGTCCCACTTATTTCCGTGGTCTAATTTTGTATTTTTGGTTGCATTATTAAGGTGTTCGTCTTCATCGCCATCAGTCTTTTTAGCTTTTCCTTTCTCTGGATAGTTTAATTTTTCCTTTCTTTTTAGACTATCAGGAACGGGACCTCTTCCATCTTGATCATCTTGCAGTTCTAACATACCAACTGAAACTGTCATAGGAGATACATATAGTCCGGGATTTGTTTCGATAACAATATCCGCGTAAATATCGCTAGGTGCTTCTGTTCCCCCACGAAAGTTGCCGGAAGTTGTAGTAGGATGTATACTTTTTAATGCACTAATTCTCAATATCTTATCAAATCCATCATCCATACATGATTTGATAAGATTGACAAATCCTTCTGCTTTATCCTTCATAGAAGGGTGTTTTAACGCATCTTTTGAGAATCTTACTCTATCACCAACAATATATCCTCCTTGTTGATATCTTCCTAACATGTTCTCGTATAATAGATCAAATTTCGTATTCATAATTGTTTGTGTTATTATTTAGCAATTTTTATAATAAATAATATAGATAATATGGCAATCCGTATAAAAAGTTTAGAAAACATATCAAATACAAAGACTCAGTATAACACTCTTTACAGAGATTTATACTTAGATTTGGTATTTTCTAAAACCTTGACAAATGGTGTGATATATCCAAATCCTATTATTGGTGCAGATATAAAACAAAGTCAAGATGTTGCAGCTATTGAAAACTCATTACAAAATTTGTTTTCTACACTTCCTGGACAACGTTTTTTATTTCCAGAGTATGGAATGAATCTGGAATATTATTTATTTCAGCCAATTACAGAAACTACAGCTTCGTTAATCGGCAATACAATACTTAATAAAGTCGCTATTTACGAACCAAGAGTAAATATATTAAATATAAATGTAATAGCGCAACCTGATGATAATCAATATACAATAACTATTACGATGGAAATACCAGTTTTGAATATATCATCAGTACAATCTTCTTTTGTATTCAATGTTAAAAGTCAATCTTTTGTAGTAATACAACAACAAAACAATTTATAATATATGTCAACAATAAACAATTTTAATAATTTCGATATACCAAAAGGTGGATATGCCGCTTTTGATGCCACTTCATTACGACAATTGATTATCGATAGACTTAATAGTAAACAAGTATTTACAGACCAAAACTATATTGGTAGTAATTTAGCATCTATAATAGATATTGTTGCATATTCTTTCAATACATTAATTTATTATCTAAATAGAACTGCTTCTGAATCTATGTTTACAGAAGCACAACTTTATGAGAATATAAATAGAATTGTAAAATTGTTAGACTATAATCCAATAGGATATCAAACATCTACATTATCTTTCTCTGCTACTGTCGGGAAGTTAAATGCAGGAATATACACGATACCAAGATATTCGTATGTTAGTGTTAATAATGTAAAATTTTCGTTTAATACTGAAGCTACATTTGTGAAGACATTATCAGGTGTAACTGAAGGACTAGACGATTTAAGTAATCAAACTTTGTTGTTTCAGGGATCATACCAAGAATATCCAATATATACCGCAACAGGAGAAGGTAATGAACTTGTGTTATTATCTCCACCAATTGGAACTAATATTGATCATTTTAATGTTGATGTGTATGTCAAGCCATATACTACAGGAACATGGGTGCAATATACAAAAACTATTAATTTATATCTAGAAAGTAGCAATGCGGAAAAATATGAAATCCGTTTGAATGGTAATAAACAATATGAAATAGTTTTCGGTAATGATATTAATGGTAGAAAACTGCAAGAAGGGGATGTAGTTGCTTTGTATTATTTAAAAAGTGATGGAACCACTGGAGTTATTGGTCAGCAAGCGTTAAAAAATGCCTCGCCACAAATTTTTAATACCGCACAGTTCACACAAATTCTTTCGGATGTTTTGAATAATAGTTATTTGAATAGTATATCAAATAATGATCTATCAAATGTTAAAATTACAAACTATACTGCATCAACTCCTATACAAGATGTAGAAACTGCGGATGAAATAAGAGAAAATGCTCCAGCAATTTTTAGAAGTCAGTATAGACTAATAAATGAAGCGGATTATACAAAGTTTATAAAAACAAATTTTGCGAATTTGATTTCAGATGTTGTCGTGGTTAATAATTGGGTATATACTACAGAATATTTACAATATTTTTATGATTTGGGATTAACCGATCCTACAATGTCTAGTAGAGCATTATTTAATCAGATTCAATTTTCGGATGCTTGCAATTTTAATAATGTATATTTATTTGTGGTGCCAAAAACTACGGATAATATAACTTTATCTTACTTATTACCAGCACAGAAAGAGTTAATAAGCACATCAATACAACCATCTAAATGTATGTCTGCGGAAATTGCTTATGCTGATCCAGTGTATAAAGCGGTTGCAATTGGTATATACAATATTGGCGATCCTTTTGTAGTGACGGATGAAAGTGTTAGTAGATTATATATTAGTAAGTCTCCAAATTCTAATAGAGATAATGTTGCAATAGTTAATGATGTAGTTGGGGTGTTTAAAGATTATTTTGATAGAACTAGTATTACACTTGGACAGACATTGGATATAAAAATCATAACACAAAAAATATTAGAAATAGATGGTGTGCATACTTTCTATACTGGAAGAGTGGATAGTGATGTATTATTCCAAGGTTTGTCTTTGTTTGTATGGAACCCTGATTATTCTACAATAGATTTAACACAAACTTCAAATAATATGCAGTTTAGGTTGTTTGAATATCCATATCTATTTGATTATAATAATCTGGCAAATAAAATCGTTATACAACCAACACAAACCAATAAAGGATTTTTAGGTTATTAATTATGATTGCAAATTTTACACTTTCTTCTGATAATGTAGGATTTATCTATGCGACGGATTTTAGGTTTGTAGATACTTCTTCGAGTGATGTCGTTAAAAGAATATGGGATATGGGTGATGGAAATTTTGTTTATAACGAAATTGATTTTACTCACGTATACAACTACCCTGGTGTATATAATGTGACGTTATCTGGATTTGATTCTTCTAACAATAGCAGCACTCAAAATATAGAACTAACAGCAAAGTCGTATGTTGATGATTTTATTACGTTTTCTAAATTGCCTAAATCTTATGGACTTGCAGGTAAACCTACAGACACCCCATTTGTAATATATCTACAAACATTTCAAGTAGATAAACCATTAGTAGTTAATTTATTTGCGGCGGATTCAAAATCTATCCCATATAGTCAAATACCATCAAAGTGGAATTTTATTAATCCGACTTGGAGATTTACTACAGACGATTTAGGACTTAATACGGTAGAAAATTTGGAATTAAGCGGTTCCCCGATTTATTTGACTGTTGATGGAAAAACTACTATTGTTGGTATGTCAGCAGAAGCATCAGTGTATTATGTGGATAGTATAGGAAGCGGAAAGCCTACAGTTGATTGTCCTTTACTAATATCCGCAACTTTACAAACATCAGGATTTAGTTATCCGAATGATTCTAATATATACGATTATAATAGTTTTGCGAATAGTAAAGTATCGAGAGCGGTTACTGTGTGGCAAGTGGGAGTTTCTTTTCCTAACTTTATGCGAGTCACTGGAAATTACATCGATGAAATTTATAGTAGAAATTGGACAGATGTTAAAATTCCTACCATGATAACATTACATAGTTATGGTAGAGAATATAATTTTGGTGGAGATATTGAAACCGCATCACAAAGCAATATCGTTTTTACATATCCTGAGACAAATGCAATAGGACAATTAAGTTCTATATATTTTGCACTTTCTACCTCTACAGGAATGATTCCAATTTCTTGTGAAGATGCTCCATTATATTTCACAACTACTGATGAAAATGGATTTAATAATAATAGTGGATATAAATTTACTACTATTAATTCTTCTAGTGCCTTTGATACTGTGTCGATTTATGTTTCTACTACTATTAATAACGTATCAGCAGGGACATATAATTTTGCATATCCAACAAATTTAGCTCCGAATTTCTTTGTAATTGTTCCTACTCCAGATATAGGAAGTGTTAGTAAAATAGCATACACACCACAACCAGTATCGGGTGCGTGTCCAGTCGTTGATTATTATAGAGATAATGGGTTGTTAATAGAAGGAACTGTTGATAAATTTACGGTTCCTATTCTATCAAGTAATAATACGTTTAATTATTCTATATCAGGATTTTCTGGTATTTATGGATTGGCTATTGATCCATATAATTTTGATATAATTGCGGTAGATGGAGAACAAGATGCAATATATAAATTTTCTAGTTATGGTGAATTATTGAGCACGTTAAACTTATCTAGTGTGTTTGATGATAATATTCCATCTGTGTCAGGAACTACTCCATCATATATTAGTCTAGACAAAGATCGTAACATATGGGTATCTTTATACAATTCATTATCAGTTTTGAAGTTCGACAACAATCTAAATTTATTATTTTCAATTACTCCTAGTGAAATTGGGATATATGAAGATGATTATTTAATGAAGCCTCCTGTTGTAGAAACTGATAGGAATGGAGATGTTTGGGTTACATACAGTAATCCTAATTCTAGCACAATGGTAAAATATTCATCAGGGGGTTTGATAATGCATACCATTTCTTTATCATCAAATTCAGTTCCTACTAATATTGTAGTTGATAAACAAAATGATATATGGGTAACAGAATCTTTTAATTCCACCATTTCAGGAGGATTAATCGAAAAGTATAGCACCAATGGAGTGTTAATGAGTTCAATATCAGGAATTAATAGACCAGTATATATAGCATTAGATAGAGACAATAATCCTTGGTTCTCTTTTGGTGTTAGAAGTTTTGGTTATGTTGATAGATTAAGCGGAAACGTTAAAACTTGGTCTTTAACTCCAGTATATTTTAATAATAGTAATAATGTTAGAAATATAATAACTCCTGCGTTCGAATCAGATTTTGATGGGATGGAAGATGAAGAAATTGGTGGATTGGCTGTTGATGTTTATAATAGAGTTTGGGTAATCGATGCAATTACAAATAATGCATATATTTTTAATGCTGATTCTTCTTTTGATGGTGTGCAAGGATTAAAGGTCATTAATGCTAAAAGATCACCAAACATATTGTATTATCTTTCTGATGATAATACTACAGTTGATGTTTTATCCTCGAATTACGCAAAATCAGCAAGTGTTACTGGCGATTGGACTGGTAATGTTTGGTATCAAAAATATGCTTCGGATTCAACAGAGTTTATAAATATTTCTGGCGTTTCCGTTCCGTTCTCTATTAATAATTTTAATAATAGTTACGAAATTCGAAAGGTTAATGAAAGTTTCGATCTTGCTGCATATATGAAATCTTTGGCGTTTCCTGAAGTTTTGTATAATAATACTAAAATGTTTGATGAATTTCTTCCTGCTGTTGTTGGTGATGCGGGATCGAGTAATGATAATACTTTTGAGGACATTGGAAAAATGTTATATGAAAAGATTGCGAATTTTAACACTAATGTTTCGGATATTGATACCTGCGAAATATCACAATTACAATCATTAGCAGCAGAAATAGACCAAAGTAATTTTACGTATGGTGTAGATTTTCCTACTGATATACAAAATATGTTAGATTTGGCTTCTATATCTAAATATAAATTATGGGGCAATCAAATTAGTGGTGTAAATG